GTGGGATACGGCGTTTGAAAAGACAAATCGGTCGGATTATTCGGCTTGTACGACGTGGGGAGTGTTCTACCACCCCGATGCTAACGGAGATCAACGACCCAATCTTATACTTTTGAACGCTTTTAGAGATAGAATGGAGTTCCCTACCCTTAAGCGCGTAGCAGTAGAGCAGTACGATGACTGGGAACCGGACTCTCTGATTATTGAGAAGAAGGCTTCAGGTTCTCCGCTCATTTACGAAATGAGGGCAATGGGTATACCGGTGCAGGAGTTTACTCCAACCAAAGGCAACGACAAGATCACGAGACTGAACGCAGTTTCTGACTTGTTTGCTTCAGGGATTGTGTGGGCACCAAACAGATCGTGGGCAGAAGCAGTGATTGACGAGGTCGCTAGCTTCCCCGCCGGAGAGCATGACGACTATGTGGACTCTGTTTCTCTGGCACTTATGCGTTTCAGAAAAGGCGGCTTCATTAGGTTACCTAGTGATGAAGAAGATGAAATGGACATGTATAGGCGACGTAGAACGGCGTACTACTGAGGGCTGAATAATGGCTATCGAACGAAGTGTGTACCAAGCCCCTACTGGCTTGGAGTCAGAAGAAGAAATAGAAGTAAATATTGTTAACCCAGACATAGTAACGCTGGATGATGGCGACGTTGAGATCGTTCTTGCCCCAGAAGAGGGCATGGAAGAGACAATGGGTGCGCCGTTCGGTGCTAATTTGGCAGAGTATCTTGAAGAAGGACAGTTGACAGAGATCGCATCTGAGCTTATAGGTTACTTTGAGGCCGACACATCCAGCAGAAAAGAATGGGCAGACTCGTTTGTAAAGGGGTTGGATGTGCTCGGCTTCACCTACGAGGAGCGTGTCGAACCGTGGGAAAATTCTTGTGGCGTTTATTCTAACGTCCTAGCTGAAGCCGCTATTCGTTTCCAAGCAGAAGCGATGAGCGAGACTTTTCCAGCAGCAGGGCCAGTAAAAACAAAGATACTTGGCGCTGTTACAAAAGACAAAGAAGATGCAGCTTTGCGTGTTAAAGCTGACATGAACTACGAGCTGACTGAAGTTATGGTCGAGTACAGACCGGAGCATGAACGCATGCTCTATTCTCTTGGTCTGGCTGGTTCAGCTTTCAAAAAAGTTTACTTTGATCCAAACATAGGGCGCCAAGTTGCTCTTTATATACCAGCGGAGGATGTTGTTGTACCTTACGGCGCGTCTAATATTGAAAGCGCCGAGCGTGTTACGCATGTTATGCGTAAGACAAAGAATGATCTGAAAAAGCTACAAGCTGCTGGGTTCTATCGAGACATAGAATTATCAGACCCCGTTTCATTCCACACAGATATTGAAGAGAAGAAAGCAGAGGAAGGAGGCTACTCTCTTACCTCTGATGATCGCTATACCGTGCTGGAAATCCATGCTGATTTAATTATTGACGGTGTAGATGACGAAGAAGATTTACAGATAGCAAAACCGTATGTTGTAACTATAGAACGTGGCACAGGCGAAGTTTTAGCTATACGTCGTAACTGGAACCCAGATGACCCGTTGATGCTTAAGCGTCAACACTTTGTACATTATGTATATGTGCCGGGTTTTGGTTTTTACGGTCTTGGCTTGATCCACATCATTGGTGGTTACGCTAAGGCAGGTACTTCTATTATTCGTCAGCTTGTTGATGCTGGCACTCTCAGTAATTTACCGGGTGGTTTAAAAGCGCGTGGCCTACGCGTGAAGGGTGATGATACTCCGATAGGGCCGGGCGAGTTCCGTGACGTGGATGTGCCGAGTGGTTCCATTCGAGACAACATCATGCCCATGCCATACAAAGAACCTAGCCAGACCCTGCTGGCGTTGTTGCAGCGTATAACGGAAGAAGGTCGTCGTTTGGGAGCAATCTCAGACATGAACATTTCTGACATGAGCGCCAACGCGCCAGTGGGAACCACTCTGGCACTCCTCGAACGGACACTTAAGCCAATGGCTGCTGTACAGTCTCGCGTTCATTACGCCATGAAGCAGGAGTTCAAACTCTTGCGGGCGATAATCGCGGAGTACGCTCCTGTTGAATATACGTACGTACCTGACCGTGGCGAGCCTCGTGCTCGGCAAGCAGATTACGCAATGGTAGATGTCATCCCTGTTAGTGATCCTAACAACAGCACGATGGCTCAACGCGTTGTGCAATACCAAGCTGTATTACAGATGGCACAATCTGCACCTCAGATATATGACCTGCCCCAGTTACATCGGCAGATGATCGAGGTTCTGGGTATTAAAAACGCAGACAAGCTTGTACCTACGACAGAAGACATTAAACCTGCTGATCCTGTCAGTGAAAATATGTCTGTACTTGTTGGTAAACCGGTCAAGGCTTTCATCTACCAAGACCACGACGCGCATATCGCTACACACCAAGCCTTCCTGCAAGACCCGCAGATTGCGGCGTTTATCGGACAGAACCCTGCTGCACAGCAGGTGGTGGCTGCGCTTCAGGCACATATAGCTGAGCATATTGGCTTCAGCTACTACAAACAGATGGAAGAAAAGCTCGGAACGCCACTCCCAGAGCCGGACAAAGAGATACCGGAAGACGCAGAGTTTCAGTTGTCTCGGCTTTTATCCGAAGCGGGCAAACAGCTTACGCAGCAGAAACAAGCTGCTGCCGCACAACAAGCTGCCCAGCAGAAGATGCAAGACCCGATTATCCAGATGCAACAGCAAGAATTGCAGCTTAAGGCCGCTGAACAGCAGCGCAAGATGCAGAAAGATCAGACAGATGCAGCGCTTGACGCCGCTAAACTGGAGCTGGATAAGCAAAAATCAGAACGTACAGCCGCTATTGAAGCGGCAAGAGTCGCCGCTCAAACAGAACAAGCTAACGCAAGACAGGACTTGGACGAAGCCAAAGCGATACTTGACCTTGCGAAAGCTGATCAAATGCCCCCAAGGAGGCAATAATTTATGGCAAAAACCGTCTTTGACGTGCTTGATGAAAAAATCGCTGATATTCAGCGCGAGCAAGAAGAATTTGTAAACAGTGGAGGAGCAAAAGACTTTGCTGGGTACAAAGAAGTGTGCGGGGTGATTCGAGGTCTAGCCACCGCTCGCAGAGAGATAGCCGACCTTTCGCGTAACTATATGGAAGATGACGATGACTGAAGCGATGATAAGTATTACCCCCGACGGGGTACAAGCTGAAACCGCGTTAGAAAAGCAGAGAAGAGAGAAGATGGCGGAGCAGGAACGTGAATTAGCGGAGTTGGAGCAGAAAATCCCAAAACCTGCTGGATATCATGTGCTTATTGCTTTGCCAAATGTTGAAGAAACTTTTGGGCAGAGCGAAATTCTTAAGTCAAATCAAACACTTAGAGATGAGTACATTCTTTCTATTATTGGTTTAGTCATAGATATGGGCGATCAAGCCTATATGGACAAAGAAAGGTTCCCTACCGGCCCTTGGTGCAAGCAAGGTGACTATGTGATGTTTCGAGCAAACACAGGCACCCGATTTAAGATAGGTAGCCAAGAGTACAGACTAATGAACGATGACTCTATTCAAGCAGTCGTCCCCGATCCGAGCGGTATAACTCGCGCATAGGAGATAAATCATGGCGATGCAACAAGTTGAGTACGAATTTCCTGATCCAGATAAGGAAGAAACAAAAAATTTGAAAGAAGTTGAAATTCCTGTGGAAGAAACTGTGGATAACACCATCGAGGTAGAAGGTGCTGTTGGCCGCGAGGAAATGCAAAAACCTCAGAAAAAACAACAAGATAGCAAAGTTATAGAAGCTGGGGAGGTTGAAATCGAGGTAGAGGACGATGTTCCTCCTGAAGATAGGGGTAGAGAAGTATCTGAACCTCCCGAAGATGTGACCGACGAAGAGCTAGAAAACTACTCGGAAAAGGTCAAAAACCGTATAAAACATTTCAGCAAAGGCTACCATGATGAGCGTAGAGCCAAAGAAGCGGCACTGCGTGAGCGTGAAGCCTTAGAAACCTATGCAAAACAACTAGTTGAAGAGAACAAAAAGCTTCAAGGTTCCGTAGATAAAGGGCATAACGCTCTTATCGAGTCAGCTAGAAAGCAGGTAGAAGCTGAATTAAGCAATGCAAAGCGTTTGTATAAAGAGGCGTACGAATCGGGGCAGCCAGATAGCATACTGGAAGCTCAAACTCTGCTGAATGCGGCACAGATTCGTATGGAGAAGGTTAATGGCCTTAAGCCTAAAGAAGCAACTTCACCAGAAACCCCTTTACAAACAAATACTAATCAAGTACAACAGCAGCCAAGGGCAGCTCAACCCCAAGAAGTACAGCGGGATGAGAAAGCTGAAGCATGGCGCGACGATAACCCGTGGTTCGGCAGCGACGACGAAATGACTGCTTTTGCGTTGGGCTTGCACAATAAGCTAGTTAAGGACGGGGTTGATCCTCGTTCAGACGATTACTACGAGAAGATCAATTCTCGCATGCGAAGTGTCTTCCCAGAACAGTTTGATGATGGGATAGAAGATGAGCCAACGGAGGCTCCGAAGGAAAAACCTAGCAATGTGGTTGCACCCGCTACGCGGAGCACAGCGCCTAATAAAATTAGGCTTAAGCAATCAGAAATTGCTATTGCGAACAAACTCGGAGTACCACTGGATCAATACGCCTTACAGGTTGCTAAATTGAAGAGGACTAGCTAATGAGCGAAAAAAGATTAGATAGAAGTTTGGAGACGCGAGAAAAACGGACACGCACGAAAGCGTGGGAACGTCCGGAAGTCCTCCCTAACCCTACTCCCGAGGAGGGTTATGCCTATCGCTGGATTCGCATTAGTACGCAGGGTCAAGCTGACCCTACAAATGTTTCCTCAAAACTGCGTGAAGGTTGGGAACCCGTGCTGGCTTCTGACCACCCAGAGATTTTCTTGACTGGCGTTGAAAACGAACGCTTTAAAGATAATGTAGTAATAGGTGGTCTATTGTTATGCAAGGCACCGCAGGAAATGGTAGATGAACGAAATGAATACTACCAACAGCAGGCCAAAGGCCAGATGACTTCTGTGGATAACAACCTGATGCGCGAAAACGATCCGAGGATGCCTCTCTTTAACGAAAGGAAGTCCACGGTTACTTTTGGTAAAGGTTAATTTTAGGAGCTAACAATGGCTTATCCGACTGTATCTGGCCCTTATGGGTTTGTACCGGTTAAGATGGTTAGCGGCACTCCTTACGCTGGTGTTACTCGTCTGTACTCTATTGCAAGTGCATACGCTACTGATATCTTCAAGGGAGATGCTGTTAAGCTCGTAACCGGAGGCACTGTTGAACGTGATACCGCTGATGCGGCTATGACGCCAATTGGTGTTTTTATGGGTTGTTCTTATTCCGACCCTACAACTGGTCAACTTCTGTTTAGCAACTACTGGCCCGGTGGCACAGTTGCTTCAGATGCTGTGGCTTATGTTGTTGACGCGACAGACGTTTTGTTCAAAGTTGCCGTAGTATCTTCTGGTACTACTATTGGTGACCTTGCGCTGACTGATCTGGGCGCAAACGTCGCGGCTGTAGATAATACTGGTAGCACTGCTACTGGCAATTCTGCGTGCGCGATTTCCGACACTTCTGCTACCACCAACACCCTGCCTTTCCGCATTGTTGAACTGGTAGCAGAAACCAAAAATTCATCTGGTGGTTATACGGAAGCACTTGTTAAGTGGAATGCCGGTCATCAGATGGATAACACAACTGGCGTTTAAGGGAGGGTCTGAACGATGGCTATATCACGCGCCCAGCTCCTCAAGGAACTCCTTCCGGGTCTTAACGCCCTGTTTGGCCTTGAGTATGCAAAATACGGTGAAGAGCACGCTGAGATTTTCGAGACGGAATCCTCAGAGCGTTCTTTTGAAGAGGAAACTAAATTGTCTGGTTTCAGCGCCGCCCCTGTGAAGGGTGAAGGTTCTGCAATCCAGTACGATAACGCACAAGAAGCGTGGTCTGCTCGTTATAACCACGAGACAATTTCTATGGGCTTTTCGATCACTGAAGAAGCGATTGAAGATAACCTGTACGATTCTTTGTCTTCTCGTTATACCAAGGCACTTGCCCGCGCTATGGCTTACACCAAGCAGGTTAAGGCTGCCAACATTCTGAACCAAGGTTTTACTGGTTCTGGCAACCCAACCTACGGTGACGGTAAAGTCCTTTGTGCTACAGACCATCCACTAGTTTCTGGTGGAACTAACTCAAACCGTCCTACTACTGGCTCTGACCTGAATGAGACTTCTCTGGAAGCTGCTGTAATTCAGATCGCTGGTTGGACTGATGAGCGTGGTCTGTTGATCGCTGCGAAGCCTCGTAAGTTGATCATTCCACCCGCACTGATGTTTACTGCAACTCGTTTGCTAGAAACTGAACTGCGTGTTGGAACTGCCGACAACGACCTCAACGCAATCAAGTCAAATGGTTCAATCCCAGAAGGTTACAGCGTTAACCACTACCTGACTGACACCAATGCTTGGTTCTTGATGACGGACGTTCCAAACGGCCTCAAGCACTTTGTCCGTACCCCAATGCAGACATCTATGGATGCTGACTTTGATACTGGCAACAGCCGCTATAAGGCTCGTGAGCGATACAGCTTCGGCGTATCTGACCCACTGGGTATCTTCGGATCACCTGGAGCTAGCTAAAAGCTAGACTAGAGAGGGGGGGTCTTGTACCCCCCTTTTCTTTTATGTAAGATCAATCTATCCCTGACAGGTGCAATCCGGCATCTGACATTAGCCAAGACAGGAGATACATATGGCTACTACTACCTTCTCAGGCCCCGTCCGAGCGGGCACCGTGCGTGAAGGCGCATCCGCGAACGTCGGAAACGTCGTTCTTTCCCAGAAAGGCACTATTGCTTATACCGATGACGGCACTGCCGTAGCGATTGGTACAATTCCTGCTAACTCTCAAATTATTGAGATTTATGTAGACGTGACCACTCCTTTTGACGGTACTGGCACTGATCTCGTTGATTTGGGCGATGGCTCTACTGCAAATCTGTACGCCGACAACCTTGATGTAGCTAGTGCTGCTCGTGTGTTGGCTTCTAGTGATGCTTCTCAGTTAGCAGAGTTGGCCGATGTAGGCACTTCTGATGTGACTGTTTACGCCACTTACACAGATTCAAACGGTGACGCAAGCGCAGGTGCTGCGACTATTACTATTCTGTACAAGCAGAATTAAG